GATGGCGCGGAATGATAAGCGTGCTGGGTTTGAAAGAGTCTCTTCTTATTTGAAATTAGATGCCAATATGCGCGCTAAGTTATTGTTTTTTAATAATTTAAATATGAAACCTTTGATAGAAGAAATCGTTGATTACAAATGGAAAGAACTCAAGCACGGCTTTGAATCTAAAAATTTACCTGAAGAACCTGTCAAGAAGAACGATCACGCAATGGATTGTTTGCGGTATTTAGTCCATTATGTTGAAGATAGTGATGCACCTACAGATAAGAGTGATGATTATGGATTGTGGGATCTTTTTAAACCTAAACGGAATAGTTGGATGAGTTCATGAATATAAAAGAAATCCACGAAGTATTTGAAGCAATGGTAATGAATGACTCTCAGTGGTTTAAGGCTGCAGAAGAGTCAATGAGGTTTTATACAGGTGGTTTTGGGACTGGGCAGTGGGAAGATTCGGATTTACAGAAACTCCGAGCTGAAGGCAGACCACCCTTACAGTTAAATATAATATTACCTAAAGTGAATCTGGTTACTGGTGTAGAGAGGCAGGGTCGTTCATCTTGGAAGGCGAGACCAGTAGAATCTGATGATGAGAATGAAGCCATGCTTTCTACTGCATTATTATATCACTTAGATCGAAACCGCAAACTACAAAGTTTATTTAGTCGTGTTTTTAAAGATGGAGTGATTACTGGCAGGGGTTGGGTAGATGTATATGTAGAGCCAGGGAAGTTTTATGATGGAGAAGTGAAGGTTAAGCGTGAATCATGGGCGAATGTGCATATTGATCCAGAAGCAAAGACTCAGGACACGAAGGATTGGAATTATTTAGCGAGAAGTAAGTATCTGACACTGAACCAGTTAAAGAAGATGTTTCCAGATGCTGCAGGAGATTTAACATCTGTCAACGAACTGATTACTATGCCAGAAGGTGTTAATCAAGAAGTAGGCTCTTTCTACCGTAATGCAGAAGAGATTAGTCCCGCACATCACTTAGATGAGTCTCATAGAAAGGTTCGCGTTGTGGAAATGTGGAATCGTTATTATGAGCGTGAGCATTATATTATTAATAAGGCTACTGGTCGCTTATCGCCTAACGGATTTAAATCTAAGAGTGCTGCTGGTAGGCAGATTATGGAATTAAAAGCAATCGAAGCTGGTATTGAAGGACAGCCGCAGACTGACTTTGGCGTTATCAGTAGGGTAGCACCAAAAACATCTCTTACGATTACGGCAGGTATGCACATTTTGCAGGAGAAGAAGTCTAATCCTTATATGCACAATCAATTCCCCTTAGTCCCATATTTCTATCATTTTGAAGATATGGGTAGCACAGTGGAGACATTTGGTCTGGTGGAAAATATGAAAGACCCACAGAGAGAAAAGGATAAGCGCAGAAGTCAGATGCTTGATATTATTAATCGTTCTCCGCGTGGTGGTGGTGTATTTGCTGGCAATAAAGTATCTCAGGAAGAGATGAATGAAGCATCTACTACAGGACGATGGGTAAACATCCCTGGGTTCAAGGGTAGGGTTTCTGATTTTATGCAACAGTGGAGTAATTCGCATTTATCTTTGGTGAGTAGTATTTCTGCAATGGAAACTAAGGCAGAAATGGATGCAAAAGAGATTAGTGGTGCTACTGATCCTATGATGGGTGTGGCTACATCCACTAAAGAGAGTGGTATTGCAGCTCAGACAAGAATCAGGCAGGGTATGCTGACCTTACAGGAGCAGATAGAGAATCTTGATATGACTAAATCTGCGGTTCTGAAGCAGGCAATACAAAATATGCAGCAGTTTTATACGCCAGATAAGATTAAAAGAATTATTGGTGCTGAGACAGAAAAAGCTGAGTCACCAGAAGAAGAAATGGTTGTTAACGAAACCATACAGCGTTTCTTAACTAACTTTGAAAAATTTGAATTTGATATTGTTCTTGATAAGGGCGAAAACTCACCAACAATGAAAGCTGCTAAGGCGCAGCAGGTGGGTGAACTTGTCAGGAATGGATTTGCAAGTCTTTTCCCGCTTTATGTAGAGCTATCCGACATGGATGCTGGAAGAGAAATACTTGAAAAATTTGAACAAGAACGATCCGCACAAATGCAAGCGCAGCAATCGCAACCCATGCAGAATAATGGGCAAGCGGGCAAATCGTGAGTTGAATAGCTAACCCCCTAAATAAAGGACAAGGTACAATGGAAGAACAAACAAGTTACATTGACGAAGCTAAGGAGCTGGACGGCACTGCTGATACAGTTACCCCTGAGTCTGATGTAAGTGAGCAACAAGCAGAAGAGACACCTGTTGTAGAGACACAAAACTATAAAGTTGGTGAACAAGAGTTTAACTCTATTGACGAACTGGTAGAATATGCGTCTAATACGGATAAGTCTTATAAGAATCTACAGGAACTTAATGGACGGCAGACCAACGAACTTGGTGAACTGCGTAAGTCTATTGATGAAGTCAGGCTGAATACTACTCCGCAAGAAGTAGAACAAGAACTGCCAGAATATGACCCCTATGATCTGAAAACCATCTTACCACACATCTCTAAACAAATAGAAGATAAATTCGCAAGTGAGCGAAAAGTCCAAGATAGAGAGATCACTGAGAAAAAGATGAAAGATGCTCAACAGGGTATGATTGACAGTTTTATTAAAACTCATCCTGATATGTCCAATGAAGATTTGACTGCTATTGCAAAATACGGAGATGAGCGTGGGGTCGCACTAATTAATGATGCGTACACGCTTATGACACTTGAACAGGAGAAATCCAAAGCCAAGACGGAAGGTGTTAAGCAGGTAACGGATAAACTCACCCAGGCTGATGAAGTGCCAACAACACTTTCAAACGCCACTGGTGGAAATAAAACCGCTATTGATTTTGATGCTATTTCTCAGGATGACTGGAATAAGTTACCCCCAGATGTCCGTCTAAAGGCTTTGCAGGATTCTCCTTAAACTTAAATAGGAGTGAATTATGGCTTGGAAAGCAGAATTAAACGTCTCCCGTTGGGCTAAACAGCTTGCTTATGAAGTAGGAAAAGAGATTTATTTCTCTAAGTTCATGGGAGATTCATTTGGATCGATGATCGTTTCCAAAACAATGCCAGAAGGCAAGGGTAAGGATATGACCTTTGGTATGGTAGGATTATCAGGTACAGTAAGAACAGGTGATACTTTAGTGGAAGGCAGTGAAGATAGCCTGACATCACATGAAGTCACTGTAACTACAGCACAAAGACGCTTTGGTGTGATTAACGCTGGTAATTTCGATGACAGTAAGGTGCTTTACAACTTTCGCCAGGAAGCTCTGGCGCAGTTAAAGCGAGTCTATGCTGAAGATCATGATGCACAAATCTTTAGTGCAGTGACTAAAACATCAGGCGCAGGCGCATATCTGCAAGCTGATGCTACTACATCAGTATATGCAGCAACTGATCCAAAGGCTACTTTAGGTGCTACTGATCTTGCAACTGCTGCTGACATATCTATGTTGAAAAAGATGGCAATTCTTGGAACTACTAAAAGTTACAAGATGAAGCCTATCAGGGTTAATGGGAAAGACCATTTCGTTCTTATCCTGCACCCTGAAGCAGCTTATGATCTGGCACAGGATGACACATGGTTAAATGCCCAAAAATACGCTCAAATACGCGGTGAAGATAATCCAATCTTTTCTGGTGCTTTAGGTGTATATGATGGCGTTGTCGTGCATGAACATGATGGTATTACTACTGCCGAAGATGGTGGTGGTGCTTCCATACCTTATGCTCGCAACCTGTTTATGGGTGCTGGTGCTGCTTGTTATGCTAAGTCTGATAACATGTCTTGGGTTGAAAAAACCTTTGATTATGGTAACAAACTTGGTGTTGCAGCAGGACAGATTTACGGTGTAGGTCTAAGTACGTTTAACAGCAAGGAATATGCTGTAATTCAGTACATCTCTGCTCGTACTAATCTGTAATCTGATTAGTTAGTTAATTGGGGCGGGTTCATTCCCGCCCCTTTTGAAAAGGATAATTCATGCAACTCTCAGATATTAGAACAGAAATCAGGAATATTACTGGTGTCTCCAGTACATCCACCATTAGTGATGCGATACTAACTGATCTTATTAATAAGGGTCATAATATGTTGGCAGATGAAGCCAATCTATTTGCTGGTTATGCTACCAGAAATGCAGTGGATGGTACTGCTGAGTATCAGATGATTGATGATACTACAGATATAAGCACATGGTCAAAGGTGGAAGATGGCACTACTACAGGATCATCTGATCTTATTAATATGATTCGCATCTACAGGGTGGACTATGACGGGAATCGCATGGATCGCATTGGTGTCAGTCAGATAGAAAATATTGGTAGTGATGTTGCGGATATTAATTTGACTACATCTTACGGTTATTATATAAGACAGAATTTTATTGGGATATTCCCCACACCATCAGCCACAAAAGAAATCAAGATTTATTATTATCATATACCAACTGCACTATCAGCCGATGCTGATATTCCTATGATTGATGTAAGATTCCATGAGGCTTTGATTTATTATGGCTCATGGAAGGTAGTAGAAAGGCTGCG